AACTGTGTCTGCAAGAAATGTTGCTATTTGCGACCCGACCGTTCAGTCGTCTGGTACATATTCACGTACAAGCCCAAGTGCCACAATTACAGTCACGATAGTGAACCACGGCCTTGAGACTGGGGATCGGGTATTTCTGGACTTTACGTCTGGTACGGCGCGAGATGGAGCATACACAATCACAAAGACGGGTGACGATACATTTACTTGTGCGGATGCACCGACCACGACGACAAGCGGTAACGTCACGATGTATAGCAGTATTGCTTTAGAGATTGATACCTTTAACACCGTTGGCTTGCCTGTTTTAATTCCGGGCGAAGGCATTTACTGCCCTAACGGTATTTTTGTGGGGTGCGGGTCATCAGTAACCGCAACAATTTTCTATGGCTAATTCAAAAATTTCTGCGCTGCCTGCAGCATCTACTCCGCTAGCAGGCACAGAGGTACTCCCAATTGTTCAAAGCGGGGTCACTGACCAAGTGTCCGTTGCTAACTTGACGGCAGGGCGGGCAGTTGCTACAGGTAACTTAACGGTTACTGGCACGGGTACAGTAAGCGGTGATTTTACGGTTACTGGCGGTTTGGTGGGGGGCGTTCAAACTTTGTCTGGTGCTGGGGCAGTTAATGTCACCACATTAACAACTGCATTTACTTCAACGGCAACAGGTGATGCATTGACGTTGGCTAATGGTACAAACGGCCAAATAAAAATAGTTGTTTATGTGGCTGAAGCCGCTGGCGGTGATACGGGGATATTAACGCCAACAAATCGAATTGGCTACGCGTCTGTTACTTTGAATGCGGTGGGTGATTCTGTAATTTTGCAGTACTTATCTACTGGTTGGGCAATTTTGGCTGTTAATGGTGCAACTATTACTCCGTAATTATTATGGCTAAAACTCCAGCATGGCAGCGCAAGGAAGGCAAAAACCCCAAGGGCGGATTGAACGCCAAGGGTCGTGCTTCGTATAACGCAGCTAATCCGGGTAAGCCCGGTTTGAAAGCGCCACAACCGGAAGGCGGCTCAAGGAAGAAGTCGTTTTGCGCCAGAATGTCAGGTATGAAAAAGAAACTGACAAGCGCCAAAACCGCGAATGATCCGAACAGTCGTATTAACAAAAGTTTAAGAGCATGGAAGTGCTAATCATGTCCGATATTGAATTGACTGAGCGCGAGCGCCTAATCGCTAAAGAAGCGGCAAAGATCGCGATTGAAGAGATGTCTTCCGAGTTCTACAAAAAAGTCGGAAAGACCGTCGTCGAGAAAGCGCTGATCTGGATCGGCCTTTTTGTTGTTGGCCTTGTCATTGGCAAGGGCTGGATTGTTAAGGTCTGATATGCCTGCCAAAAGCGCGAAGCAAGAACGATTTATGCGGGCTGTCGCTCACAGTCCGTCTTTTGCCAAGAAGGTTGGCGTGCCGATGAGCGTAGGTCGCGAATTTACCAAAGCCGGAGGAGGCGAAATGAAAGAGTCAAAGGCAATGATGAAGAAGGAAGTGTCGTTCATGAAAAAGAAAGGCGCTCCTAAGTCCATGATCAAGCATGAGATGAAAGAAGCTGGCATGAAGAAGATGGCGGCTGGTGGTGTGGCTGCGTCGAAGATGGGCGCTGTTAAGACTGCTGCTCCTAGCCGTGACGGTGTTGCTGTCAAAGGCAAAACCAAAGGCAAGCAGATCGTGATGGCTGGTAACAAGCGTATGAACAAAGGCGGGTACTGCTAATGATGGCCTCTCGTGGCATGGGTGCAATTAGCCCTTCCAAGATGCCCGGCGGGAAGAAGAAAGCCCGTCGGGATGACACCGACTTTACGCAGTACAAAGAAGGTGGGAAGGTTAAGTCCAAGGTCAACGAGGCGGGCAATTACACCAAGCCGGGCATGAGGAAGTCGATGTTTGAGAGCATCAAGGCGTCTGCGGTACAAGGCACCGGTGCAGGAAAATGGAGCGCGAGAAAAGCACAGCTACTCGCAAAGCGGTACAAGGAAAAGGGTGGAGGCTATCGTGGGTGAATATGAATCCATGCGTAAGAAACTTGAAGCTGAGCGTAAAGAACGCGAAGCTGAACAAGCAAAAAGTCCAGAGCAAAAACGAGCTGAAGCGCTGTTTAAAATTGGCACTTCTATGATGGGGAAGCCTGCGGACAGCAACAAAAAAGCTAAAGGCGGCAAAGTTAAATCTGCCTCGGCTCGTGCTGACGGCATTGCAATTCGCGGAAAAACGAGGGCGTAAGTGAAAGCCCCGCAACAGTCGCTTAAAGCTTGGGGTGAGCAGAAATGGCGCACCAAAAGCGGCAAGCCGTCTTCAAAGACGGGCGAGCGGTACCTGCCGGAGAGCGCGATCAAAGCGTTAAGTCCAGCGGAGTATGCGGCTACGACAAAGGCAAAGCGGGCAGGCAAGGCAAAAGGCAAGCAGTTTGTAGCGCAACCAAAAACAATTGCCAAAAAAGTAGCACCGCACAGGAATAAAGGTAAGTAATGACAACTTCCGGGCTGGCAACATTTAACATAGACTTGAACTAGATCGTTGAAGAAGCGTTTGAACGCGCTGGCGGCGAACTTCGGTCAGGCTATGATTTACGTACTGCTCGGCGGTCATTGAACTTGTTATTTGCGGATTGGGCTAACCGTGGCCTGAATATGTGGACGTTTGAGCAGCAGTCCATCACGCTGGTACAAGGGCAACCCACTTACGCGCTACCGGATGACACGGTGGATTTGTTAGATCACGTTATCCGCACCAATGCTAACCAGCCATCTAACCAAGCTGACCTGACTATTACGCGTATTTCGATTTCTACCTACGCTACGTTGCCAAACAAGCTGACCCAAGGCCGACCAATTCAGGTGTGGGTGCAGCGTATGACGGGTAACAATGCGCGGTTAGCAGGTACAGTGCAGACCACGACAAGCGCAGCGGCAACATCGATCCCGGTGACTTCGCTAGTAGGTGTGCCGTTTGCAGGTTTTGTGCGGATTGGGTCAGAGTTAATTGGCTACAACCAGACACAACCCGCTGCCGGTGCGCAACCTGCGTTGCTTTTGAACTGCACTCGCGGGCAGGAAGGTACAACACCTGCGCAACTTAATGCAGGTGCAACTATCGACTTGATGCAGAAAAACAGCATCACTGTCTGGCCGACACCGGATTCGGCAACGACATATCAATTTGTGTACTGGCGGCTACGGCGTATACAAGACTCCGGTACCGGGGTAAAAACCATGGACATCCCGTTTCGCTTTTTGCCCTGCCTGACTGCGGGGCTGGCGTATTACTTGGCGTTAAAAGTACCGGGGGCGATGGACAGATTAGGTATTTTGAAACAGCAGTACGACGAGGCATGGGAGTTGGCAGCAAGCGAGGACCGTGAAAAAGCGGCAGACAGACTTGTGCCACGTCAGCAGTACATCTCTGGCGGTGTCTGATGGGAAACAGGTTTGCCTCTGGTAAACATGCGATTGCGGAGTGTGATCGGTGCGGTCAGCGGTATAAGCTCAAGGTATTGCGTAAGCAGGTAGTAAAAACCAAGACGTATAACTTGCTGGTATGCCCGACATGTTGGGACCCGGATCACCCGCAGCTACAGCTTGGGATGTACCCGGTGGACGACCCGCAGGGGTTGCGAGACCCGCGCAAGGACTTGAGCTACTACCAGTCAGGAGCCACAGGGTTGCAGTTAACGGTAACGCCAAGCACGGCAGAAGTGTCGGATGGGGTGCCAAGTGGGGGTAGTCGAATCATTCAGTGGGGTTGGCAACCGGTTGGTGGAGCAAGTGCAAATGATGCTGGACTAACACCTAACTTTTTAACTTCAACAAGTGCCGTTGGCACCGTTACAATCACTGTTACATAGGAGTTAACATGGACAAAAAATCAATGAAAGCGGTGGCCGACAAAGCCGTTAAAGGGCATGAAAAGCGCATGCACAAAATGGCAAAAGGCGGCGTAACCAACGAAATGCTGAAAAGCATGGGGCGTAATATGGCACGCGCGGCAAACCAGCGTTCTACCGGACGGGGGCGATAATGGCTAAGTACAGCATGAAGGTTAAAGGTAAAGAGGTAGGCGCTGCAGATGTGTATGCTCCGCCTCATACAATGTCTGGTAAAGACACTAACGTGAATACGTACTCGGGCTATAAAACTGGTGCCGAAGTTATGACTGAAATGAACATTTCTGTAGGCGTTAGCAAAGGCAACTACAGGCCGGTTAATCCGTACGGCGTTGGTGAAATGCGAGGCTATGGCGCGGCTACTAAAGGCCGCAAGATCAGCGGCAAGATGGGGTGAGGTAATCTGTGACATACACAGAGCTTGTTAACGCCATCAAGGCGTACACCGAAAACTACGACGCGGATTTTGCGTCGTATATAGACACGTTTATTACGCAGGCAGAAGAACGAATTTACAACTCGGTTCTACTTCCTAGTCTTCGTAAAAACGTCACAGGTATATTAACGGCAAGTAACAAGTATCTGTCATGTCCTAGTGATTATTTGGCTACGTTTTCAATGGCAGTAATTGAAGATTACGGCACCGCTAACGAAACGTACTCGTATCTACTTAACAAAGACGTAAGTTTTATACGGCAAGCGTACCCAAACCCTACTGACGAAGGTTTGCCACAGTACTACGCTATTTTTGGCCCAACAGTTACGAGCAACGTAATTACCAATGAGTTAAGTTTTATTTTGGGGCCAACGCCAAACGCGGCGTATAACGTTGAATTGCACTACTACTATTACCCTGAGTCAATTACGGTAGCTGCTAGTGGGCGTACGTGGTTGGGTGATAACTACAACCCCGTATTGTTATATGGTGCTTTACGTGAAGCCTATTTGTTTATGAAGGGTGAAACCGACCTAATCACTAATGTTGAGCAAAAGTACCAAGAAGCTATGGGTCAGTTGATTCGTCTGGGCGACGGCCTTGAGCGTGGCGATACGTACCGCGACGGGTATCCTAAAGTCAAGGTGGCAACATAATGGCTATCGACCAAGGCTTAACAACAAGTTTCAAACAGCAGATGTTGCAAGGGCAGCAAGACTTGTCTTCCGATACGTTAAAGATGGCGTTGTATACGGGGCTTGCTAATCTTGGTGCGGACACAACGGCGTATACACCCACTAATGAAATTTCTGGTACTGGGTACGTAGCAGGAGGACAGACGATGTCTGGCGTATCTATTAGCGCAGCTACAAACGGTACGGTGTATGTTAATTTTGATAATGTAGTTTGGAACCCCGCTGCGTTTACGGCACGTGGCGCTTTGATTTATAACGAGACGCAGAGTAATGCGTCAGTTGCCGTATTGGATTTTGGAGCAGACAAAACGTGCACAAACACGTTTACTGTAACGATGCCAGCCAACACTTCAACAACAGCACTACTTCGTTTTTCTTAGGAGCAAGCATGCCCACTATTGCAAAATCAACTCTGGGTGAGGTCGTACAAGCAGGCGTGGGTAAATCTGCGCAGGAAGAAGCTCGTGTCGGCCTCGGTGGCGTATTTACAGTGACTTGTGTAGGCGCTGACGGTACGGTTAAGTGGGAAGATTCTTTCCACAATCTTGTGGTCAATGTCGGCCTGCAAGAGTTGAATACACAGTTTTTCAAAGGTTCGGGTTACAGCGCCACATGGTATTTAGGTCTTGTAACTGGCCCCGGTTCTGGTGTGACATATGCTGCAGCCGACACACTAGCTTCAAACTCTTGGACTGAATTTACCAACTATATTGGTACTCGCAAGTCTGTAACGTTTGGCACAGCTACTAATGCAGACCCTTCGGTTATTAGTAATTCAGCTTCTCCAGCATCGTATTCAATTTCTGGTGCTGGCGGTACAGTTGCTGGTGCTTTTTTGGCTAATGTTGCATCAGGCACATCTGGTATTTTATTTTCAGAAGGCAACTTCACCGGTGGCGACAAAATTGTAGCTTCGGGTGACACGCTGAACGTCACTTATACATTTAACGCTGACGCGGTGTAACGGAGGAATTATGGCTAACTTTAAAAAAGGCGATACGGTCAAAGTTATTGCGGTAATTCCGCAAGGGCCAGTTGAATCAATGCGTATGGATGAAGATGGCAACGTTCAGTACCTAAT